CTTATGAAAATGGCGTCGATCACGGCGTCCTCTATGTCCAGAAGGCCGACGGCACCTATGACACGGGTGTCGTATGGAACGGCCTGACCGCCGTCACCGAGAAGCCCGACGGCGCTGAGCCGAACGACCTGTACGCTGATAATATCAAATATGCTTCTCTGCGCTCTGCCGAGACCTTTGGCGCGACCATCGAGGCCTATATGTATCCCGACGAGTTTGCCCAGTGCGACGGCTCCGCTGCAATTGCCACCGGTGTTTACATCGGCCAGCAGAAGCGCAAGCCTTTCGGTTTCTGCTACAGGACTCTGATCGGCAACGACACAGCGACTGATGAGGATGACGGCTACATGCTGCACATCATCTACAACGCGACCGCCTCCCCCTCTGAGAAGAACCACGAGACCGTGAACGACAGTCCCGATGCCGTCACGATGTCCTGGGATCTGGACACCACTCCCGTGGCCTTCGAGAAGTACCCGACCTACAAGCCCACCGCGACGATCACGATCAATTCCACGAAGTGCGACGCGACCAAGCTGAAGACTCTCGAGGACACCCTGTATGGCACCGCGAACGCCGAACCGACCCTGCCTTCTCCCGACGATGTCATCGACATCTTCAAGTAACTGATTCGTCGGAGAATGGCCTGAATAAGCGCCCCGTTGGCAAACAGCTGGCGGGGCTGTTTCATTTGCTTTATGAAAGGAGCTATCAAAAATGATCAAGAAAACCATTACGTGCTTCGATTTCGATGGAAACGAGCGAACTGAAACCTTCTATTTCAACCTGACCAAAGCCGAGTGTATGGAGATGGAGCTGAGTGCCAGCGGCGGGCTTGAGAAGACCATCCAGAGGATCATCGACGCCAAGGACACCAAGATGATCGTCGATACCTTCAAGGAGCTGATCCTGAAGGCCTACGGCGAGAAATCCCCGGACGGCAAGTATTTCTACAAGTCTCCCGAGATTTCCGCAAAGTTTGCGGCCACCGAGTTCTACTCCGAGCTGTTCATGGAGCTTTCGAGCGATGCCAACAAGGCGTCCGAGTTCTTCAACGGAATTATTCCCCAGATCCCTGAGGATATGAGAAAGGCCGCTGAGATGAAGAAAGCCATGATTCCGGGCTGACCGAAACGGCCGGGAGGTGTGATGAATGCTTCAGATTGTCATTCCTGAGAGAGAATACTTCGATCAAGTCAAACAGGAATTCGTTTACTTGAAGGAACAAAAGCTTACTCTGGAGCATTCTCTCATCTCTATTTCAAAATGGGAATCAAAATGGAAAAAACCATTTTTAGATAAGGCGGACAAAACGCCTGAAGAATCCGCGGACTATATCAGATGCATGTCTATTGGCAAGGAGATCGACCCACGGTTACTCAGGTGGATCCCTCCTGAAACCTATAATAAGATCAATGCATACATTTCAGACACTATGACGGCGACCTGGTTCAATGAAAGGAATAAGAAACCTGCAAATGGCCAGGTCGTTACGTCAGAACTCATCTATTATTGGATGATCGCCTTTCATGTTCCACTGGAATGCGAAAAGTGGCATCTGAACCGTCTACTTACGCTGATCAAAGTCTGTGAGCTGAAGAACGCGCCGCAGAAAAAGATGAAGCGAAGGGACATCTATTCTCGCAACGCGGCACTGAACGCTGCGAGAAAACAGAAAATGGCAGCAAGTGGGGGATTACATTGATTAAGATCACTCACTCGGGCGATTTCAAGAACACCGAGAAGTTCTTCAATAAAGTTGTCAAACGGGAGTATATGAAGCTTTTCGACCAGGTTGGAAGGGCCGGAGTTGAAGCCCTGCAGGAAGCCACGCCAAAGAGGACCGGCAAAACAGCAGCCTCCTGGAGTTACACGGTGACCCAGAATCGGGAGGGCATCAGTATTTCCTGGAACAACTCGAACCGAAATGACGGCGCAAATGTTGCCATACTGATACAGCTTGGACACGGCACCAGTTCAGGTGCTTATGTCAAGGGTATCGACTATATAAACCCGGCGCTCAAGCCTGTGTTTGACGCATTCGCAAATAAAGTATGGTGGGAGGTGACACGCAATGCCTACAACTGATAATAGAATCGTTCAAATGACGTTCAAAAATGAGCAATTTGAGCGAGGCGTAAAGGAAAGCCTTCATTCTTTGGAGGAGCTGAAGAAGGCTCTGGATCTGGATAAATCAGCTGAGAGCCTTTCCAATCTGGAAAAGATCGCGAGCTCTTTTGACATATCAGGCATCGCAAAAGGCATTGATGACATCGCCAGCCGCTTTACTTTGGTCGGCAATATAGGTCAGGAGGCGTTCCGTCGAATTTCGAGCTTTGCGCTTGACGAAATTCATAAGGTGACAAGTGCATTGACGTCGATGCCACAAGCTGGTCTTTCAAAATACGAGCAGAAGAACAAATCTATACAGATGATTCAGTCAGCCATGCCGGATAAATCAATCGAAGAGATCGAGACGGTACTGGCGAAGCTGAACGAATACACTGACCTGACAAGCTATGACTTCTCGACCATGGCCAACAGCATAGGCAAGTTTGTCTCTGCCGGAGTTGATCTTGAGGTTGCAGAGAGGGTCATGGAGGGTATCGCCAACGAAACGGCTTCTGCCGGAGGCGAAATCTCCCAGGCGAATATCGCAATGTACAACTTCTCTCAGGCGTTGGCAGCCGGTTCGGTAAAGCTGACGGACTGGAGAAGTATTCAGAACCAGAACCTGGATACCAAGGAGTTTAAAGAGCAGATCATCGAAACTGCTTATGAACTCGGCATTTTGGAAAAGGTTACTGATAAAGTTGGCAAAACTGCTAAAGGAACACTTGTAGACTTTCAGAGTTTCCCGAAGACATTGCAGGAAGGATGGTTTACGAGTGAAGTCATGCTCGGCGTATTTGAGAAATACGCAGACCGTGAGAGTGAGGTTGGCAAGAAGGGTTTCGAGGCTGCAAAGATCGCAATTACTTTGACTCAGGCCTTTGACGCTGTGAAGGACGCCATTTCAACAGGTTGGATGACCAGCTTCGGCTACATCTTCGGCAACCTGGAAGAAGCCGGTGATCTGTTCACTCGAATTTCTGATGCTCTAATCGATTTTACATCTCAGATCAGCAAGACCAGAAATGCACTGTTGCAGGGCTGGCACGACGGCGGAGAGGACGGCATTTCCGGATACCAGAAGGTCATCGAGGGCTTGTCTAATTCCTGGGCGATCCTGATGGCGGTGTTTGAAGGTGCTAAACAGGCCTTTGAGAGTGTGTTCGGAGTTCTCGATTCGTCAGGGCTGATCGACGCGTCAAAAGCATTTGCTGATTTTACGGCGGCAATAAAAGAATACTTTGGGTATAGCACCGAAGTGAAAAAGACAACGGAATGGGTATCTGAAGTGTGGGACGGAGTTGAAGATTGGACCAAGCCTTTGAAGAAGGGCATGAAGGGTTCCGAGCAAGAGATCATCAATCTTCAGCAACATCTTCGTGCACTGAAAGATGAAAACATACAACTCGGAAAGCACGGCGTTGACGGGATATTTGGGGCTGAAACTGAAGCCGCCTTAAAAGCGTTTCAGAAAAAAATGGGTCTCAAAGAAACCGGCGTATATGACGAGATTACCAGAAACGCGCTGGCAAAAGCTTTGTATCCGAATGGGAAGATTAGAAAAGTAGCTCAGGAAACTGAGGAGACCGTCACTCATACCGGAAAAGGCGTTCAGAAAGTCAAAGGTGCATTGGAGGGCGTGGCTGCTGTAGCCAAAGTCGTTCTTGGTGTACTGAAATTCGGTCTTCAGCTATTCGGACGCTTGGTCAAAATCGTTACGCCGGTGATCAAAGGTGTCGTTGAGCTTGCTTCCGGGCTTGGACGTTTGATTTCTTTCTTTGTTGATTTCACATCGTCACTGTCACTTGGAGAAAGCGCTTTAGCGATATTTGACGCTGCGCTTGCACCAATCGCAAAGGCACTAAAGTTCGTTGGTATGTTCCTCATATTTGTCGGCAATGGCATCAGTGATATTGTCGTCGCCGCCAAAAATGGTGTAACAAGCTTTGAAGAGCTCGGAGAGAAGCTGCGGCTTAATCCAAAAACCAATGCCAATGGCATAAAGCTGTATGAAATACTGGTAAAAATACGGGATATTGCCAAAAAAGTTGCTCCTGTATTTGAGACCGTAAAGACAAATCTGGTCAATATGTTCAATGCTGTAAAGAGCTGGGTTTCCGGAAAGATCGCCGACAGCCTTTCCGCACTCGGAACGTTCTTTACAAACCTATGGAATGCGATCGAAGAGGGCGATTACTTGACAAAGATACTGTCCGGAATCGTAACCGCGCTTCAGATCGTGCTTGGAATTATAGGCGGCGTCGGATATGGTATCTATACGCTTGCAAAGGCGTTTATAGACGGTGCTGTTGCATTGTTTAACTTTGTTAAAAACAGTGAATTTCTGCAAAATATATTCTCCAGGATCGCGAGCTTTTTGAGACCCGTTAAAGACTTCTTTGCTTCAGTACTTGACGCAATAAATTCGATATCAGGTAAAATAGGAAGTTTTAAATCATTTGGAGAAATCTGGGAGGCTTTTCTTGAAAGTCTCAGGAACAACCCAGTCGGAAAGAAATTTGTTTCCGTGTTTGAAAAAGCCGGAAAGATCGTCACCGATGTTCGAAACAAGATCAAAGGCTTTGTCGATGCAGTGAAGAAAGCGTTTTCTTTACTCACGACCTATAAAGATCCTGAAAAGGCGCTGCAAGTATTGATGATGACCCGCGACAAGAATAGCGGGGCTGTAAAGATCATTGAGTTTCTTGTAAAGCTGAAGAACGCCTTTATAAAAATAGCAGGCGTTGCAGGGATTGTAAAAAGTAAAATCAGCAGTTTAATTTCTGGGGTTTTGCCCGGCCTTAAGAGCTTTGGAAAGGCAGTCGTTGACGCCTTAAAGAATTTCTTCGGGGGCGATGGAGTAAGCCCTGGTGAAAAAGTCACATCTGGATTTGAAACCATTAAAGGAAAACTGAAAAGTGCTATAGAAGGTCTTTCTCAGTGGATTGGCAATTTTGTGCAGAACAGTCCGTTCCTGTCCAAGCTCGTCGACTTTGGCACGAAAATAAAGGATGCCGTAACCGGATTCTTTTCCGCGGACACGAGCGGCATTGAAGGATTGCCTGAGAAGCTAATGGCAAGATTGAAGGCCTTTGATCCGGTGATTCAGTGGATCAAAGACAAATTCAATACCGTGAAGGAATTCCTGATGGACCCTAAAAAGTTGCTTTCGCATGTCGTAGGCGCTTTGAAGGGGATCGGCGAATTTGTCATTGGCATTTTCAAGAACGTCAATCTTGGAACAATCTGGAATGTTGCCAAGTCTGCTCTTGGAACGTACATCCTGTTGACATTCGCAAAATCATTGAAGAATTTCAGTAAGTCAATGGGTGTGTTGACTGGGGCGATTGACGAAGACGAAAAGACCGGAATCGCAGACAAGCTGAGGAGCATTGCAGTAACGATAGCTATCGTTACAGCAGCGCTTGCTGGTTTGGCGTTGATTGATGCCGGACAAGCACTCGCCGGAGTAGGCGTCATGGCCGCAGCCATCGGTGTGGTGGTTGGGGCTTTGGTCGCGCTGAATAAATGGGCACCCAAGATTGAAGGTATTGGAAAAGGCATACTGTCGATGGCGCTGAGTATTGTGGCTGTTATTGCCGCTGTTGCCGCTGCGGCGTTGCTTATCAATACCGGAGGAGATCTGACGAAGCCTTTGCTTCTGGTAGGTGGTATAATCGTTGCTCTTGGCGTTGTTGCGGTGCTGATAAGCAAGTTCAGCAAGAAATACACCGGTGCGACTCAGGGTACGGCCAAGACAATACTGGCCATGTGCGCCGGTGTTTTTCTGATCGTCAAGGCCGTCGAAAAGATGGCCGGTTTACTTAAGAAGTATGAGAAAGATTCTGACAAGATCGATTCAGCCTTTAATTATGTTGCAAGCATGTTGGTTATTCTTGGAACCGTAGCGGTTTTGATGTCTGCTCTCGGAAAGAAAACTGGCAGCGAAGGCGCATCATCAGGAATAGCGCCTGCAATATTGGCGATGTGCACCGGCCTTGGCTCCATAGTCAGCGCAGTTGCTCAAATGGCGGATGTGATGAAGCGCTATCCAGATCATTTCGGTGGCGCTTTTGCAATGATCGAGGGAATACTGGTCACCATTGGTACGATTGCGGTTCTTCTGGCTGCATTCAGCAAGGATCTTGACTGGAAGGTTTCGCTTGCTTCCGCTGTTCCGATCGTAGCAATGGGGTTCTTCCTGGACACGATCATCAAGACGATGGGCGAGGCCATACAGAAGATTTCCGGAGTCAACCCGAGCGTCATTGAGCAGTTCTTGATCGGTGTGGCAGAATCTTTGGTCGGTCTGGTCGGTGTTGTTGCTATATTCTCAAAGATCGGAGTCGGACCTTTGCTTGAGGCAGCTGTTGGAATCGTGGCGATCATGGCTGCAATCGGAGCCGGAATAGACATCGTCGCCACCTTTGCGGCTGATGCTGTCGATAAGCTGGCTACGGCTATGTGGCTTGTCGGAAGGCGACTGTCGGGTTTCAGTGATAACATTCAAAATGTCGACGTTAACAAGATTGAAACAGTCCTTAAACTCATGACCGATTCGATACTTCCAGCTTTCGTCACTATGGTTCAGAATGCTTCGAATGTCGAATCAGCGCTTCCTGTAGTCACAAATATCAAAACACTTGGAACGGGATTGGGTTTATTCCAGAGATCAATCCGTAACATTACAGTCGATACTGGAGCGGCAATCAAACAGTTGCCTGAGGATATTAAATCGACGGTTGAGGGCATCAACGCGGTACAGGGCATCAAAGAAGCGACAGATGTTCTGTACAGCCTTGGCAGTGCTTTGAAGGTGTATTATGGCGATTTGGCGGCTGCAATGGACGAAAGCGGCAATCTTGGCACTGGTGATTCGAATTCTGGGAATTTTGACATAGACAAAGCAAACGCTGCGTTTAACGATCTGGCCAGTCTCACGCTTACCGATGAAACGATAACGAAGCTCCAACGTTTTTCAGACGACGGTGATCAAAACCTGAATACCGTAGCAGGCGGTATAGCTAACCTTGGCACTGCTTTGAAAGGGTACGGCGATGATATAAGCACCATCGATCCGGAAAAGGTCAAAACCGCAAACAATATTCTTGATAAGATTCAAAACCTCGACTCACATCTGAATCCGGTAGCGAGTACAAACTTCGATGTACTGAAGGACAAGAAGCAAAGCATAAGCGACTTTGGAGACGACGTCGCCGAGCTCGGAAATGCACTGGGGTCTTATGGGGACAACATTGCGAATCTCAATCCGTGGAAAATAGGCATGGCTAACATTGTCGTCGACGCTGTTGCGAGCCTTGCCAACAAGCTTCAGCCTACCGGTGGTTTGTGGCAGATATTAATAACTGGCGAAAAGAGCCTCGGAAAATTTGCAGTGAACATGGGCGATCTGGGCAGCGGCCTTGCCGAATATGCCAGAAATGTCTCCAGTGCCAATTTTACCAATGTAAGCGACTCTGTGACTGTTGTTGAAGGCCTTGCCAGAGCGCAAAGCATTTTGCAAAGATATAACGGACTTAAATCACTTGTAGAAGGCACTGCCGGGCTGGATAAACTCGGAGCAAACCTTAAAGGCCTTGGTACATCCTTGGTGAGTTTCGCAACGGATGCTAAAGGGATCAAGAACCTTAAAGACGCAGACTTTGATTTGCTGAACAAGGCGATAGATCCGATTACAAAGCTTGCCAGAGCTCAGAGCATTATACAGCGAGCAGGAGGTCTAAAGGAAAAAGTTGAGGGTTCTGCCGATATTGCAACCCTTGGAGCAGGTCTTGTAGAATTCGGAAATAGCCTTAATACATTTAAAGGCGTTATAAATGACTTTGACTTTGATGAGACAAAGTTTGTGACTGCAATGGACTTGCTTCAGAAAGTCGTATCTCTTCAGGAAATCGTTCAAAATGGAGATCCGAATTACGACTTTAAGAATGCAGGTCTCAACGTATCTCTGCTGTTTGCTACGATTGCCACCGCAATCACGACAGACACTCAGATCACCGAAGCGGTTTCTTCGGCAGCGGAAAGCATAAAAACCGTGATCACATCAAACGCAATTGATCAGGCAACGACGTGGGGGCTGGACTTGGTTACGAATCTCGCCAACGGGATGACCAACAATGCCAAAATCATTCGCGATGCTGCCGAGGCTATTGCAGGTGTGATACGAGCATATTTGCATTTCTCAAAACCGGATACCGGACCGTTGGCTGATGCGGACACTTACGGCGGGGATTTTGTGAACCTATTCGCCAACGGAATCACTGGAAATTCAGACATCATCACTCAAGCAGTTAATAATTTAGCCGGAACAGCTAAAGATAGCGTAGTCAAGAAAATACAAGATTTGTTTGGAGTAGAAGACGGTATTGACGAGCCTGTGATTACACCAGTTCTTGATCTAACAAATGTCGAGAATGGCGCTTCTCAGATCGAAGGCATGCTCAATGGGCAATCTGTCACCACGAGTGCCAATCTGGCAAAGAATATCGCTTCCGGCAACGGCGTAACAATCGTTCAGGGCGGAGCGGCAGAGGATCATTCACAAGAGATCATCACAGCCATTACAGAACTTGGCGACAGAATTGTTACCCTTGAGAATCAAATGGCAAGCCACATGTCGAACTTGAAGGTCGTCATGAACACAAATGCGCTCGTTGGGCAAATCGCACCTGCTATGAACAAAGCTCTCGGCGGGTATGCAAATCGAAACTGAAAGGAGGGATGAGATGTGTATCACTCTATAACTATCGGAACCAAAAACTCATGGACTGACTGGCATCTCATTCCGACTTCCAGACCGATTGTAAGTTTGCCTCCGATCAATGAGAAGCAAGTCAGTATTCCTGGAAGGAACGGAGTTTTAGATTTGACAGAGTATTTGACTGGGTCTCCCACGTATTCCAATAGAAAGGGTACGTGGGAGTTCTACATCGTGCTCGATTCGTGGCAAAGTTGGGAGTTAGCGCTTTATAAGATATCTGCCTATTGCCATGGTAAATCAAGAAATGTTGTTCTTGAAGACGAACCAGGATACCAATATACCGGAAAATTAAAGGTGGCGTGGCGACCTCAAAAAGATTATTCTGTTGTCGTCATTGAATACGATTTGGATCCGTTCAAACTAAATATCGAAACTGGCGAGTACGTCATTTTCTAACTACAACAAAAGGGAGGTGCACCGAATGTCTGTATTTTCTATAGAAGTAAACAACGAGGTCATTTATCGATCAGACAGAGTGGTTTCTTTGACGAGTCGCGGAGATTCGATCATCTCCCCAAAACTTAAGAAGGAAACGAACAAGGCAGATAGTCTTGAATTTATCGTACTCCCTGCGAACGAAGCGTATGATTCATTCGAAAAGAAAAAAACTGTCGTTTGCATGAAAAGGGACAACGAATACATCTTTCACGGAAGGGTCTCTGACATAAAGACCGACATATTCAAACAGAGGACAGTCACCTGCGAAGGTGATCTTGCATATCTGGCAGACAGTGTGCAGCCTCCGAATAAAAAGACGTCTACCGAAAAAGCCGGTAACACCAAAAAAGAGAAACGCAAAATTTACTATGTCGGTCATGACGGGGTGTCAAATTCTTCATCTGATACAATCAAAATGAAGGTTTCTGACTATTTCAGATCTCTGATCGATGAACACAATGTTCAAGTTCAGGGGTATGGAAAAGGTTTTTCGGTTGGAAATATTACAATAAGCGATGCAAATAGTGTAGAAACCTTTGAACGAACCTCCTTTCAGGACACAAGCAGCGTAATCAGTTCTGATCTGCTGTCTGTATACGGAGGAGTGCTTCGAACTCGATTTGAAAACAACGTCACTTACATCGACTGGCTCGACGACTATACCGATACCAGCACGCAGAGCATACGTTTCGGGGTTAATCTGCTTGAGCTCGACCAGGAAGCGCCATCTGACGATCCATGGTCTGTTTTACTGCCGGTAGGTGACGACAATATAACGATAGCTGACGTAAACAGCGGATCTAAATACCTTGTCAGTGATGCTGCACTTGACAAATATGGCTATATCGTTCATTACCATAAATTCGATAACGTAAAAAAGGCTTCAGAGCTTCTTAGCAAAGCTCAAAGATATTTGAGAACACATGGAAAAGTGTTCCCGGATAGTATCGTCGTCAAAGCCATCGATCTTCAGCTCATAGGCGAATCCGACGATCCGCTCGAGCTTGGCGAAAAGATAAAGGTTGTTTCCCCACCACACGGCTTGAGTAAAACAATGTCTTGTATATCGATGGAACTCGACATACACAACCCCGAAAACAATTCCTATACGATCGGTGTGATAATGCCACCGGATAAGGAGAAGAAGAAAGATTCACTTAGCGAAAAAGTACGTGATTCAGATCGATCCTCTTCAAGGGCGTCCGGAAGAAATTCCAATGCCATAAACAACCTGAAGGGTGATGTCGACGCCAATTCCAACAACATCAACGTCAATGCAGAGAACATCGCTGTGAATGCACTGAACATCGCAGTCAATGCGGAGAACATTGCAGTGGTTGCAAAGAATATTGCAATCGCGGCCGATACGATTGACGTGAAGGCGAGGGAAATGACGCTTGCGCTTGAAGACGCCGAGAATAATATGTCGACTAAGATCCAGATTACGGCTGAAGGAATCACTAAGGAATTTAACAAGAAGATATATGGAGAGAATGAAGACGGAAGTGGCGGTATATATTATGACTATACAGCAAAGATTCAGGAATCAGCGCAGGGTGTCACTCAGTATTTTGAGTCTACCATGTGGGGCGATAACGGAACGCCTGACAATCCAGATGATGATAGTGTTCTTGGGAAATACACCGCCGATTACCAACGGACCGCTCAAGGAGAAGTTAACAAATTCAAGCTTGAGATGTACGGAGAAGGTGGAACTGCGACAAATCCGAAGTCTGGCTCAACGCTGTATGCCGTTTATACACAAACCGCATCCGAATGGAAAAATGTTCTTTGGGGGGAAGGCGGATCGCAAAGTTCACCTAAAGAAGGTTCAGTAATAAAACAAACGAAGGACAGTATAGAGACTAAAGTTTCAAAAGGAGCAGTTGCTTCTACTATCAATCAAACTGCGCAATCTGTTCTGATTAAAGCTGAGAAAATCGACTTGAGCGGTTATGTGACGGCTACGACTTTTTCAGCTACAAACAGTAAATTGACGAATTTGATGGCTGGAACTGAAACAGCAACTAAAATAATTGCTACAAGCGCAAAGGTTACTACCGGAACATTTGAGATAGGAGATAGTAGTAACAGTGCTAAGCTTAAGTATCACGGCACCGAATACTACAGCTTAACTGTATCTATGCCTGGTGTTGCAAGTTCGTTCGAAGCGCTTGGCTATTATTATAACAGTGGATATCAGTCGGCCATTAGTCTTAATCACAGTCATTCATGTACGACAAATAATGACGGGACTATAACTTTAGGCGGCTCTGTTGCTGCGGGATCTGGCGGGTCTTTTAGAATTGCCGACACTAAAGCATACAAGGACGGTGTGTCGGCAGCCATTGCATCCGTCACCATAAGTAGCGTTGATAAGAATCCAAATAGCAACGTAACATACAATACCGGCTCGAACCAGTATTCCATTCCACTAAAAGCCGTAGCATCTAATAACAATTCGAAAACTAATACCTACACATTCTATGCTACGGAGTCGTATAGCGCAGGCAATACCAAAGGAAAGTCTGACGCAGTATCTGCATTCAAAAATCAGTTGAGTGTTAGCTGTGAAGCTGCGCAGTCTGATGATAATGATGGAGTGTATGACGCTGCACAAATTAAAGTTTCTTTTTATAATGCAAGCAGTAGTGAATGGGATTCAAAGACAATTAACAATGTCCCTATGTATGAGGTCTACAATAAGGGATATTCAGCAGGATATGATGCAGGATTAGATACAGCGGTTAGCGAGGTTAAGAATCACATGTCTGTCGAATGCCTATCAGCTCAATCCGATAATAACGATGGCATTTATGACGCGGCAAAAATTAAAGTAACATTTTATGATGCAAGCAGTAGCGGATGGGATTCAAAGACATTTAACAATGTGGCTATGTGGAGAGTATATAACGAAGGGCGTGACGATTGTCACAGAAGTATAGAGGTTACGGCAGTACAAGTGTTTGCAAATGGAAGTGCTTCTGTAACCATTAAAACTACTGGCGGGCAGACTACAAAAAGTGTCGCTGCGAGTAAAGTTACAGATAATCATACTTAAAAGGAGGAGAATGTCAATGGATTTCAAGACCAAGTTCGATATCATTCAGGACGCAATCATTCGTCTGAATGACCTTGCCGATGCAAGGGGCGTTGACAAGTGCGTGACGATCATTAACCTTGTTCAGAATCTGAACGAGCTGAATCGCATGCTGCACGAGGAAGACGCAACCCACGACGCGGCAATCACGTCGCTGACCAAGGAACTGGACAAGTACAAGGAGGCGGACGAAAATGCTGTCGCTGACACTGAGTGACGGCACCGTCTACGAGCTTGACTGGTGCCATGCAGACAAGGGCATATTCAACGCCAACATCAAGACTGCCGATTCATTCATGGAAATCGCCATGAAGTTCGGTAACCGTGAGCTGACGAATCGTATGACCGCTAAGTATGGTGAAGACCATGAGGATGTCTATGAGGGATACACTGAACTTCAATCCATACAACTCGACGGATGGGAAACTGGCTCAGTTCTCATTACGTTGTTCAACACGGCAAGGGCCAACGCAGCGTAGGTGACCAGTCATGTTCATTCCGCTAAACATCAATCCGAACCGGTGGTCAGCGGACGATTGTACTGTACGAGCGATATCGATAGCGACCGATCGATCGTGGGATGAGGTCTACATACATCTCTGTTTAGAAGGTTTTATCATCAAGAATATGCCTTCTGTCAATCATGTATGGGGCACCTACCTGCAATCGATCGGTTTTGTTCGATACCTGCTGCCGAGAGATTGTCCGAATTGCTACACGGTTCGAGACTTCTGCAGAGAAAATCAAAATGGAACCTTCATCCTCACCACTGGGTCCCACGTTATTTGTGCAATAGATGGAAACTACTATGACGCTTGGGATTCCGGTGACGAGGTGCTTGATTCCGTATGGAGGAGGGAAACGTAATGCAAGGCAATATGGGATACGGGAACAATCAAGGCTATGGCTCAAACGGATTTATGGGGAACGGCACGGGAACTGGCAATAACAACTGGAGCAACGGATGGAACGGAACTGGAATGAATACGGTCCAGCCGCAGACGCAGACACCGACTCAACCCCAACCACAGCCGACCAGACAGCCTGACACGAAGATCATTGTCAATGGTCGTGCAGCGGCAGACGTCTACCCAATGCCCCAGGGATCGACGATGGTCTATCTTTGGGACAGAAGTGGAGAACGTCTGTTCGTAAAGACCTATGACAGCAATGGGTACCCATGCGTAATTGAAGACTACGACCTGACGCCGCACGTCGATCCTGAACCGGCCTATGTGACCAAGGACGACATTCGTGAAATGATCGTCGAGGCGTTGGGCGACATTCAGATACCCAATACGAAAAACTTCGTGACCCGTGACTATCTCGACAAGGCCATTTCAAGGGCTATTTCCGGAAACAAAGGGAAGGTGAATCGAAATGATGAGGATGCCTAACCAGGGCGGACAGAACCCCATGCAGCGGATGATGCAGATGATGTCGCTTCTGCCAAAGTTTATGAAAGACCCTTTCGGCGCAATGATGAGCTA